GGCCTAGTGCAGCGACATCAGCGTTGAGTCTATCAGATGATCCCCAATAGTCTTTCCAGTCTGATTCTTTGTGTCCACGTCTTTTATTTTTCTTGCCTTTAAGTGGTGGTTTAGTAGTTTTAAACTTGGCTAATTTTTTGCCTATATACTTTTGCCCAGTGGTAAGATTGGTTATAAGATAAACAAAGCCTTCATATTCGTCTGGTATTGTTTCTATTGGTTTCCCTTCATAAGTCCACTGCATAGTGATACTTATTCATCGCCTTTTTTCTCTGCCTCTTTCTTGAAATTATACGTGTCGTGTATCTCGTCCATACGTTCTTTAGCAAGCTCGCGAATTTTACGTAACCAACGTCTGCTGGCAGCGTGTGTTCTATGAGACTTACGAGATTCAAATGCCTCGTTTGCTTTGTAATATTCTAAATAAGCCTTTGTTAACTTGTCGTGTGTATCGTCATCTATCATTCTACAACTTCTATGTCATTTTCATAACTAGTAAATCCGTTTTCTTTGATAACTTTGAGTATTGTGTTTACTCTTCCTACAAGTTCATCTTTGTGACTAATTAAGAAAATATTTTTTTCACGCTCACGTGCAATTTTTTTCAGTACACTTAGCGCACCTTCAACTCCTGCTGTATCCATACCGCTATCAATTAACTCGTCAATGAATAACAAGTTAATATTTTGATATAAACTTTCCCAAACGTCACGGAAAGCAAAACTTAGTCCCAGTATCAAACGATTGCGTTCGCCTCTTGACAAATTATCAAAGTCTAAGTCCTGACCTAGTTGTGTAATTTCAACATTTAGATCATTCTGGAATACAACTTGATGCGGTAAGCCTAGTTTATCAAGATAATATGTTAGCCTGTTGTTTAAGTACGCAAGATTTTGCTCAATAATTTTCTTACGTATAAAACTATCTTTGTTTGTTAGTAGTTTTAACAAAAATTCTTGATGATCTTTAAGATTAGTTAGGTCATTAACAGAAGTCCAGTCAATTTCTTGTAGAGCACTATTTTTTAGTTCTAAAATCTGTGCCTCATAAGGATCTTGTTCATTCTTTTTTGTTTCCCAGGCCTGCTTTAAGTTATCAACATTACTTCTATGTTCGTATGCTTCTTTAGCAGTTTCATAAAATGTATTAGGCTTTCCGTTGATTTCGCCTATATCATTTATAGCTTCTATTACTTCTGATAATTTTTCACTTACGTCTGTTTGATAAGTGATTGATTCTTCAAGTTCTGTTGCTTTACTTGCTAAAATTTCTTGTTTTTTATCTTCGTGCAGTGCTTGCCCACAAGTATAACACATAGCATCTTCAAGATCTAAGACATCTTTTTCAATCTTTTTAACACGCTTATCGGCTTGTAACAGTGCAGCTTCTAGTGTGCTTTTTTCTTTATTAAGAGCCGTTTTTGCAGTGTTCAACTCGTTCCAATTTTGTAATTTTTCGTGTAATTCTAGCTCAACTTCGATATCTAAATGTTCTAATTCGTCGATGCCTTCTTTAAGTTTTATAATGTCTGTACTTTGTTTTGCAAGCCAGGCTTTTTGATTGCTTTCTAAACTAGTAATTGTCGTTTCAATTTTACTGTTTGCAGTTTGTACTGCTTCAATTTTTAAGGTTTCTTGTGTAATACTTTCTTTTGTTTGACGAACTTGCTCTTTTAAGTTTTCGGCTTTTTCTGAAAGTATAGTAATACCAAGTAGTTGTTCAATAATAGCACGTTGGTCGTTTTGACGCATTGCAAGGAACGGCTCAGAATACGTATTAAGTGCTACAATATGTTTGAACATATCGTGAGTCATACCTAACAATTCATTAATTGCTTCTTGTGTTTTGCGGCTGTCGCCTTGTGACTCGTCTTCCTCGACCTGTTCTTGATCATTTACATAAAATTTTAGGAATGTTGGAGAACGACCTCGTTCGATCCTATAATTTATTCCGTCTTTTTCGAAATCAAGAGAAACAACCATACCTTTACTGTTAGTTTTATTAATAAGATTATTTCTTTTGATATTTGTTAAGGCTGTACCGTACAGTGCATAACTTAGTGCGTTAATAATAGTTGTTTTACCTGTACCATTACGAGAGCCGGAATCATCACCGCCTTGGTCTAGGTTTTCTCCAAGCACTAGTGTTAGTCGCTCACGATTAAAATCAACAGCCTGGGTTTGATTACCCACACTCATAAAATTCTTTACTGTTAGATCTTTTACTTTAATCATTTATAACTCGTTGTAGATATCTAGTAGAAGTTTTTTATCAAAATTATCACTGTCAATTGCAGTAATTTCTTTAGATACAATTTCGTCTACACTTTCAAATGTAGAAATATCTAAATCTGTTGTAATTTCTTCAATTTGTTTTTGTGGTATTAGTGTTATTTCTCTACAGTTGTGTGTAGAAATATAAGTCTCTTTTATAAATTGTGCTTCCTCGTAAGAGATAGGAACATCAATTGTAACACGTAGATACATTTTAGGCTTAATTATATCTGCATCTGGGTCAAGTAATTTACTTAAACTTGTTGTACGATACTTAGGACAGTTCCACCAGTTTATATACTCAGGCTCTTTGCCGTTTTCTTTATCAAGTATCATCATTCCTCGTTCGTCATCCCACGCATCTGCGTAGTTGTGAGGAAATGCATTACCGATATAGTGAATTTTACCTTTCACTTGTCGCTTATGGAAATGTCCAGAGAACACATATTCTTGATGTTTGAAGTGATCACTTTTTAGTTCGCCGTGATCGGGCATCTGGACCATTGCATTCATATAGAAACTTGGAAGTTCAAAATGACCAAACATATATTTGGCTTCAATCTTTTCAATCTTCTTCCATTCGTCGCCTACGAGCCACGGAACTAGTGCTACATCATCTTCTTCATATATTTCGTCTACAAGTGTAATACCGTCAATATGTTTTCCAAAAATAGTAGAACTTACATCACGTTTGTCTTTGTAGTACAAGTCGTGATTACCCACAAACATATAAAATTTGTCAAACGCTTTACCTAATTTTTCAAGGCAACGAATAGTAGCATCCATAGTAGTAAGATTAAGGCTGTTCCTATTGTGATGCCAATCACCACAGAAGATACCTGTCTCACAACCATTTTCTTTCGCCTGCTCGATAAACCAGTCCACAAATTCTTCACAGTCATTGTTGTGTACTTTGCTGTTACCCTTTAAACCAAAGTGTATATCGGTAAAAACCGCAGCTTTTTTAAACAAAATAAGTTCTCCATACTAATCATTAATATAATACTGTCTTTTACAGCAAAAGTCAACTATTTTCGGACTCTCTTTTTTCCTGTTCGCGCTTCATAGAAGCCTCCCATTCAGCATTATGTTGTCTAGTATAACTTGGATTCATATCATTCATTTCTAATATATCGTCTCTAATGTTTTGATTGCGTTTTTCTAAGTTGATAACACGTACAAAACTATTAGTAACGGCAGCGGTATAGTAAGCAAAAGGATTGTTTGACTTACTTTCATCAAATTGTAAACCAATCTGTGCAAGTTGTAATATTGCTTGTCCTCGCATCTCGTCATTGTATGTGTAACCTCTAACATTTCCTCTGGTAGCATAGCGTTCGCATAGTTTCATCCACATTCTAGCAAGCTCATTTGTAGCCTTGGCGTGATTTTGGCTAAAATGTCCATTTTCCATACCGCCAACCCAATGACTTTTGCCAACACACACTAATTCATCGTTGTCGTTAAACTTGTAATGTTGGAATGGCGGAAAATTTAGTTTTATTTTTGTGTCTGCTACTGTTTTAGGATTCTTTTTACGTCCCGGTTCTTCTGGAATATGATCAAATGTCATAATACGAAAGATTAAATCTTTCTTTTCCATTTTTCTGTAGTCAATCTCACATTCAGCTAGTTTTACCTTTTCGCCTGCTTCTTTGCGAGTTTCAAAATCTTGTTGCTGTAGTCGTTTTGCTTTGTTTCTTTTTGCTTCTGCAATAGTACGTATGTTTATTTTCTCAATATCGTCTAAAATTATATCATATTGGCTGTTTTCCGGGTCAACAAAACTACAAAATTTTGTTTTTGATATATGTATTTGTTTTAGTAAGTCTTTGTTATTGAGATAGTTTTGTTTCCTCATAAAATTCTCCAAGTTATATGTCTATTATAAACTACGTAGTTAATTTTGTCAACTAAATAATGTATATAGGAGTAAAAAGAATTATGGCCATTGCTAATAAATTAAAAGAAGTTGCTAGATCCAACGTTTCAAATTTTCAACAGTCTATTGAAAATACAGCAAAAGGATTAGGCGACAAACTAGTTAACTCTGCACTTGATTCAATTGGACCTGCCGGAGGCATACTAAAAGCAATTTTAAACGGTCCTAGCTCTGTACCTAAGCTAAAAGTTGAAACTGGCGCAAGGGTTGCTGGCGAATCAAATGATTGGCGTGTAAGACTTAGCTTACCAGCAGATTTCGCTAGTGACACAGTATTGAAGCCTTTAGTTGAAACAAGCGGATTGGTATTTCCATACACTCCTACAATTTTAATTCAGCATACAGCAAATTATGATTCATTACATCCTATACATAGTAATTATCCTTTTCCTGCTTACCAGAACAGTCAAATTGAAGACTTAGTAATTACAGGAGATTTCTTTTGTGAAAATGCGAAAGATGCACAGTACTGGACTGCAATGTTACATTATTTGAGAGCTGCTACAAAAATGAATTACGGAAAAGATAAAAATGCAGGTAGCCCGCCGCCTATTGTAAAATTAAATGGGTATGGCGACTTTGTATTTCCTAATGTTCCTGTACTAATCAGAAACTTTACAGTTGATCTACCTGCAGATGTAGATTATATTAAAACAGCAGTAACTTCTGAAGTAGCAACTGACGGACCAAATACAGCGGAAATTGCAAAAGGTGTTAAATTTGGATGGGCTCCAGTACAAAGTCAGGTTGCTGTAACAGTTGCACCGGTCTACTCAAGAGCAAAAGTTAGCCAATTCAGTTTAAGTTCGTTTGTGAAGGGTGATTATATTGGATCTGGCGGTAACACAGGAGGATTTATCTAATGGCAAACTATGGAGCAAAAAGTCCTTGGGGCAGAACACCAACAAAAAACAGGCAATATCTTGATGTATTAACTATTAGACCAGTTCCTAAAAGCGACGACGATGTATTATATGAAGTTCAACCCCAGTTTACACATCGTCCAGATTTGTTAGCATATTCAGTTTATGGTACTCCTAAATTATGGTGGGTATTTGCTCAACGTAATATGGACATTCTAAAGGATCCTGTATTTGATTTAGTTGCGGGAATAAAAATATTTTTACCACGAGAAGATCAGCTACAAAAGTTTTTAGGATATTAATTTATGGCATTACCACCAGGAATAGTCAGAGCAACTCAAGCAGCACAATCACAGCTCAATAGGGCTAAGGGTGTTGGCGACAGTTTGTTGACCGACGTTTCTCAGCAAGCCGAAGCACTTAGAACTAGTTTTCAAAGTGGAGCAAATTCTAATATTAGTGTTATACCTAGTATAAGAGATACAGTAGGTAAAGTATTTGAAGGTGTATTTGCAGACATACAAGAATCTGCAAATACAGCAGCAGTTGCAAATCAGAAAAAAGGTACAGAAGCCCTACAAGATAGCGGAGTCACTGCAAACACAGTTGTAGGAGCAACAGAAAACATACTTAAAGGATTTGCAAGTTTTAACTACAGAGTGACACTTGCCTGTTTGACTGTTAATGAATTAAATTTTCCAGACAGCACTTACAGAGTAAAAGAACCGGAAGTTACAGTTCTTAGAAGCGGAGGTGGCGCACCTGGTAAAGCACTTACTGCATACGAAACATCTGATGCTCAATTAGAGTATTTTATAGATGAAATAAATGTAGATACTATTATTGCACCGACAAGTAGAACAAGAACTTCAAATGCAACAGTCTCAAATTTTAAAGTTACAGAACCATATAGTATGGGATTGTTTTTACAAACAATGATGATAGCCGCAAACAATGCCGGCCACGCAGATTATCTTAAAGCACCGTATGCTTTAATTATAGAATTTTTAGGTTATGACGATAATGGGAAAGCCTTTGAAGGCGGAAAACTTGCCCGAAGAGTGTTTCCTATAAAAATTAATAAAGTAGATTTTGATGTAACTGCTTCAGGAAGTGTGTATAATGTAACAGCTCACGCCTGGAATGAAAGTTCTCTTTCAACCGCAGCACAAGTTACAAGAAGTGATATTACTATTACCGGAGACACAGTTCAAGAATTATTGCAAGGCGGCCCTTTAAGCCTAACAAATATCCTTAACCAACGCATTAGAACAAAAACCGAATCTGAACCAAATCCTATAACGAAAGATGAATATATTATTATGTTTCCTAAAGAGCTATCGTCTAGTTTAGGACTTAATCCAAATGCTGTAGGAGGCCAGCCTCAAAATGCCACAATGACTGTGGAAGACTATTACCGCAGAACTGGTGCAACTAATTCCCCATCAGATCTTGAACCTCCCGGAAGACAAAGTTTAGAAAATGATTTTAATGCATACAGAGAACTTTTTACCAATAATAATATTTCTAGACAAATAAGACGAATTGCAGAAAGCACAGAACTTGCAAATGATATTGCAAAAGGGACAATAGCACAAAGTATGGCAGAAGGCGGCGCTGTTCCGTTTGGCGTAGAAAAATATGTTCAAAACGAAAACGGTACATACACCGCAGACAATATTACAATTTCTAATAATTTTAGAACATTCCAATTCCCACAAGGCACTAGCATAGAGCAAGTGATAGAAGAAATTGTCATATTAAGTACATATGGACAAGAAGCTGCTACACAATTTGAACCAGACAACGAAGGAATGATTCCTTGGTTTAGAGTACAAACACAATGTTTCTTAGTACCAGATGAGGAAGTAAGAAGTGTAAGCGGCGAAAATCCTAAAGTTTATGTTTATGCAGTTGTTCCTTATAGAGTGCATAGTTCACAATTTAAAAATAGTTCACAGCCTTCGGTTGGAATTGAAGAAAGAAAAGCTCAAGCAGCGAAAACTTATGATTACATATACACCGGTCAAAATGACGACATTATAGATTTTGAAATTAATTTTAACAATGCTTTTTTTAAAGCAGTTAACACTAACTTAAATGGTTCAGGAACTTCAAGAACTCAAACAAGAGATGGTACCAATAATGCCCAGGATAGCCAATTTACACCAACGGCAGGCAGTGCAGGAAGCAATAGTTTAACTGGTAATAGCAATGTAGTAGAATCAGGAAATTCAAATACTACAGGCCAAGGCGGCGGAAGTGATAGAGAAAGCCCTGCTATTCAAGTTGCAAGAAACTTTAATGAAGCCATTGTAAATAGTAATGTTGATTTAATTACAATGGAGCTTACTATACTTGGAGATCCATATTATCTAGCAGATACAGGCCAAGGCAATTATAGTTCACCTTCGGCTGCAAAAGCATATACGGCAGACGGAACAATGGATTATCAAAGATCCGAAGTTGAAGTACTAGTTAATTTTAGAACTCCAATTGACTATAATCCTACAACCGGGGGTATGACATTCCCTCAAGACAGTATACCAGTAAAAGCATTTAGTGGATTATACAAAGTAAACACAGTAAAGAATCAATTGTCAGGCGGCAAATTTACTCAAGTTCTTGAGTTAATTAGAAGACCAAAACAAGACGACGATGTAGGAACAACAGGTTCTCAATCTGATCCGGGACTAGTAGAAAGCAGCGAAGGCGATGATACAACAAATACACAAAGAGATAATCCGCCACCAGCATCAAGTAGCCAAACTGACGAATTTGGCGGCAACGATCAAATATAGGAACAATAAATGAGTACTGATGGACGCCCAGGACAAAGAAGGTTAATTACTAACCCAGGACCTTACGAAGCTATTGTTGTATCTCATCTCGATCCAAAAAGAATGGGCACCCTTCAGGTGGAACTGTTAAAAAACAGTAGCTCAGGAAACCAACCAGAGCGTTCAGGACAAATTGTAACTGTAAAGTATATGAGTCCCTTCGCAGGCGTTACTCCTATAAATGCTACTACAGCAAACGACGATTTTCAAGGAACACAAAAAAGTTATGGAATGTGGATGATTCCACCTTCTCCAGGCACAAGAGTATTAGTAATGTTTGCAGAAGGAAATATTGCTAGAGGATATTGGATAGGTTGTATACCAGATACATATATGAATTGGATGACGCCAGATCCTTGGAGCGGTTCAGAATTTAATACAACAGATACCAGTAGAAAATTACCTGTAGGAGAGTTTAACAAAAGATTAAACACAGGTGTAGGAGCCAATCCTTCAAGATATACTAAACCAACAAACACTGATTTTTATACAATTTTAGCTAGACAAGGTCTAGTAGAAGATGATGTTAGAGGACCAGCAAACAGTTCCAGTAGAAGAGATTTACCTAGCAATGTATTTGGTGTAAGCACTCCTGGACCTAGAGACAAGCGAGATGGCGCCCCTAGAAGTTCTGTAGGAACACAGGAAAATGCAGCAACAGCATTTACAAGCATTTTAGGTGGTTCTAGTTTTGTAATGGATGATGGTGATGAACGATACATTAGAAATAGTTACGCAAGTCAAGACCTAATGCAATATACTGATGTAGTTGCTGACACTACT